TTTTTTTAGATATGCTGGTAAATTAGAATCTTTACCATGTTTAGTAGAAGATCATGTTTACGATGATATAAATATTGATTCTGGTAATCAAATGATATCTGCAGGTTTAAATAATTTGTTTGGTGAAGTAATTTGGTTCTATCCAAGTTCTTCATCATCTGTTGTAAACAAAATGGTGGCGTATAATTATTTTGATTCTTCGCCTCAAAGACCTGTGTGGACGGTTGGTACTTTGGCTAGAACAATGTGGAGAGATTCTGCTGTTTTTGGTAAACCACATGCAACTGAATATGATGCAGATACGGACACGTCTTTTGATGTTATAGGAAACACAGATGGTAGAACAAGTTACTATGAACATGAAACAGGGACTGATCAAAATAGAAATGGAACAATATCAGCAATTGCTGCTAACATAACTTCTGGAGATTTTGATATTACACAATCAAGATCTCAATTAGGTCAATCTACAGGCATGGCTACATTTAGAGGAGATGGTGAGTTTATAATGAAAATAAGAAGATTTATACCTGACTTTATATCTCAAACAGGAACTACTAGAATTACATTAGAATTAAGAAACTTTCCAAATGACAGTTCTGCAAGTTCATCTCTTGGTCCATTTGATGTTACATCATCAACGCAAAAAGTAGATACACGTGCAAGAGCAAGAGCTATCGCATTAAAAGTACAAAATACATCAACAGCTCAAAGTTGGAAATTAGGAACTTTTAGATTAGATATACAACCAGACGGACGTAGATAATGGCAAAGATAGCACAAGTTATTACTAGACCTGCACAAGAATATGACTATACAGTGGCAGAAGCACAGACTAGAGATTTAGATGCAATTGTAGAAAAACTTAATACAACGTATCAACAAGACTTAAAAGATGAGGTAGAAGCATTTAACTTCTTTTTAAATTAATGGCTAATAGTTTTATAAATAAAAAAGTAGATTTAACAACAACAGACTTAACAACACTGTATACGGTGCCAAGTGCTAAAACATCTGTAGTAAAATCTATATTAGTTTGTAATGATTCAGGATCTGGTTGCAATATAGATGTTACTTTAGTAAATGCTAGTGGCACTATATTTAGTTTATTTAAAACAAAAACCATAGCAACGATTACCACAACAGAACTTTTAACTAATCCACTTGTAATGGAAGAAAGTGAGATACTAAAGGTACAAGCTTCTGACGCAAACGAGCTGCACGTCATAGCTTCAATATTAGAAATACAACCAAGAGAGGTAACAACATAATGGAAGTAATAAAACCAGCAAAAGTAGAAACAACGTATAGACACAAAAAAACAGGAGAACTTTTTAAAGAGAGAAAAGACTGGGAAGCTAAAGGTTACAAAAACGAAGACATGGCTCAAGATGTAAATGTATTAATGCCAAGTCTTGATTTATTAGGAAAAACAAACTAAAGTAGTAAAATGGCCATAACTAGAGCACAACAAGCAAGACAATTATACCAAGCAGGGGGTGGAGCTGACTTTATGGAAGTTAAAGAACCTTCACCAAGTCAAGATAGAATTGCAGAAATAAAACAAGCAAATCAAGTTTTAGATAGATTAGCAGAAGATAAAGCATTTGAACCATATGAAACTTTAATAGTTAAAGATAGTGGTATACCTGGTCTTGGAGGTATGGTGTTGGATGCACTTAAAGGCCCTAGACAGTTTACGTTAAATAAAAATATAGATTATTTTAGAGGATTAAAATCACGAGGTAGACTTAATGATCCTAGATATAGCGCAAACGCACAAGGATATAAAAATTATATGTCAGACAGATTAGCAGGTAAGATAGATGCTGCTGGTAACCCACTTAATCAAGATGATAATGACAATATAATTCTTCCTGTAGATACAACATTTAATATGGCATCAAGTAACATGGACCAAGGAACAGGAACAGGGGATGATGAATTTGAATTTTACAGAAGATATAGAGCTAATGGTGGAATTATGGGTGGTTTAGCTGATGGTCAAATAGATGAGATGGGAAGACAAATGTATGGTTTAGGTAAACTTGTTAAAAAAGCAACAAGAGCAGTTAAAAAAATTGTAAAGTCACCGATAGGTAAAGCTGCGTTAATAGCCGGCGGAGGTTATTTATTAGGAGGAGGCACTGTGTTTGGTAAAGCATTACCTGGTATAGGAACTAGTGGAGGTTTTTCTTTTAGAAATATACTACCAAATTTAATAGGAGTTAAAGAATCAGGTGGAGTAGGAGTAGGTTTTGAAGGCATACTAGGTAAACTTGGATTAACAAAAGGTTTTGGTTCAGCAATGCCAACAGCAATGGGTGGTATATTAGGGTCATCAGTGGTAGCAGGATTACTAACACCGGCACAAGAAAATCAAGCACAACAATTAGCAGATGAGACTGGTATAGATATAGATGCAGCTAGAAGATCTATTCTAGCAAGAGCAGAGGGTAATATTGAAGGTGATGTTAGAATGCTTTCTGCCAGAGCAGATGGTGGTCTTATGAGACTAGGTTATCAAGAAGGTGGGGATGCAGAACCTGTAGCTAAGAAGACTATGCCGTTAATTGATATGGGTGGTAAAGAAAAAGACTATAGAGAGACAGGTGGTTTTGTAGACATGGGTAGAATGGAAAGAGCTGACGATGTGCCAGCTAGACTATCCAAG